TCAACGGTCATGACTGGGATAGGTCTGTACTCTTGCAAAACCCCCGACACATCATATGTTTGTACATCGGAAGGGTCATGCGTAACGAATATATCCGATATTTTCATAGCCCCTGCAATACTCGTAACGGGCAAGTCGTATTGTAAGCCCAAAGTTCGGTTTCTCGGAATGGTCGTGGGTATGTAATTAATTACAATAACGCCCTCAATATTCACGGGAATAGCTACCGAACCGTTCCCAAGGAAAAACTTCATGTTCCCGTTAGAAACTCCCTGAGCCGTGTCCATTTCAACGCTGTACACACCGCTTGTTGTATCCGCTCCTGAAATAGGATACGCCGTCATTTCTGATCCGTTATAGGCAAAAAAAACAACATCCCCAACACTTGCAATAGGATAGTCGAGTTTAAAATCTCCCGATGTATTTCCTGTTCCACCACCCGCAACGTGCCGATCTATTATTTCCACCCTGTCCACGTTTCTCTTCCATTCTGCCGTACTGTTGCGTGTCGTTTCGAGCGTCGTGTAATCGTAAAATCCATCAAATTTTGCCGCTGTGTCTGGCGGTTCGTATTGAATTCTGTATCGTACCTGACCTGCATACACAAAACCATAATCGTAAAATTCGTTATTCACCCTGTCAGATGCTTGTTGATAACTTGCTCCGTAATCAGTTGAACGGTATACACGGAATGCAGGGACTTCGACGATTGTTATTGCTACACCGACAAAATCCGATCCCCAAAAAGGTTTTGCTTTCATATCGACAATTCGTGCAAGTTTACCGCTAAACTCTCTATAATCTGCTATAACGTGTTTTCGTTTCGTGTAATAATTAAATAATTGAATTGCTTTTTCAAGTGTAAGTCCGTTCCAAGTCAGAACCAAGGGCTGCAAATCGTTTTTTCCCATGTTATACAATTTCCCGTAATATCCCTTGCTCTCAATCCACTCTCTGAGATAATGACCACCTTGTATTGCGTCAGGAAAATCATCAACTTCTGTGCTGTTTTCCGTGCCAACTGTCCAAGCAACTTTGTTGACCTCGCCTGCTAACTCAAGAATGGGGTCACTTATAGTTAGTTCTCCAACCAGATATAACATATCTCATCACATCCAAAAAGAAGTGGGGTGTAAACCCCACCCCATTAAAACTTTCTCGTTATTCTGTATTCTGTCTGAGTTGGTGTTGCTGCTTTTAAGATAATTCTGTCGTACCACATTGTATTAAGTGTGTACGTAAAATCTTCTGTAACCGTGAAAGGAATTGTTTGGAGATTGTTAAAATAAATCTCCAATGTTCCTGACGTAACCGTTACTTCAATCAAAGTGTCTGCAAGAAAATTAACTGTTACTTCATGGGTAACTGGTGTCGCTGCTACTGCATTTGAAGCGTCCCACGTTGCTCCCCTTAAAACAATCGGTTCAACGTCTGTGTAAATGACCGTCAAGTCGTCTGAATACACGAAATGAGAATACACAACCGTTTCACTTGCCTTTATCAATTTCCCGTCAAACACAATATTACCGCCTGAGGTGTTCTGATACATCACACTTGCGAAACTTGTCATTACCGCTAAAACCAAAATCAAAATCATTAATTTCTTCATATTTCCCACTCTCCTTAATATGGCATTACCTCTGAATTTCGATGTATTTCATTTGCTAACCGCCGTTCAAGTTCTTCTAATACTGCTTCTGCTATCGCTTTTTCGTTCATTCCATCTCGTGCCGAAACTTGTATTGCACCGCTACCTACCGATACGTTTGTCTGGTTGCTGTTTGAGGTATTGTTCTTCACCCAATTTGGCGTTGGCATATCCTGTCCGAATATTTTGCCAACCGCTATTCTTGGCACAACCATCTCTCCTGAATGCAAATAGGCAAGGCCTTCCGATTCGATGTAACCGCCGCTTGCAAATCCTTTCAGTTCTGACTTTTCAGCTTTTTCTTTTTCAAGTGAAGCCATATCCGCTTTTGCGCTTTGAACCGCTGCGCTGGCTGCGGAGGCTGCGCTTTGAACCGCTGACACAACGCTTGACACAATCCCTTGTATCTGGCTTGCTGCGTTTTGGGTTGTTGATACCATTGCTTGTGCTGCACTTGTTACCAAACCTTGTAAGACTTGGAAATATTCCGTGCTGAGCTTGAGCATTCGTTCACGTAATATTCCTATCTGTTCATCTGTTTTTTGTAAGTATTCTTCACGTTTGAGTTGCGCTTCTTGCACGAATAACATATGGGTTTGGGTTTCAAGCCCAAGGATTTCCGCAAAGATTTGTTGAGTAATTGTTATTTCTTCTGCAAACATTATCCTCGCTTGTTCTATTAGTAACCCTGCAAAGTTGTTTACGTTTGCCATGATAGCGTCCAAAGCTAATTGTTGTGCTTCCGCCATAACATCATTGATCGTTGTCAAAACAGTTGTTTTAAAATCCATTATCATCTGTGAGTTTTCTGCCACAAACTGTCCCAGTTGGTCTATTTGACCGCTATTATCAGTTGATATCCCGATCTGAGCGTTAAGTGCATCCATGGACGTTGCCACTCGTTGAGCCACATCCTCTATCATGACTGGAATTCCTTCGAGTTCTTGAACCATAGCGTCTTTCGCCTCGAGCGTCTTTTCAGTAACCTGTTTCGGCATATCAGCCATGGCATCTGTGATACGGGTTTTTATTCCTTCGGTTTCTTCCGGCAAACCTTGTAACTGAACCAACATCTCGTCTGTTTCAGTTTTTAAGCCTTCGGATAAACCGCTAAAACTATTTTCCAAACCGCTTGTATCCATCGTTCCGATGCCTTTTGATAGCATTTCGTTCAATTGTTCGATGGTTGAGGATAAACTTTCAAGGGTTTCCTGCATGGTTTTTTTGACTTCTTCGGTTCCTGCTTTTACCCCTTCTGCGACCGCAACGCCTGTTTCTTCGGCTTTTGCTTTTGCCTCTTCTGGTAGTTTTCCCATCCCTTCTGTGGCAGCGTCCACCATCTCATCAACTTGTGTCTTTACAGAATCCGACACACCTTCAACATTTTCTTTTGTTGAAGTTACCATATCTTCTCCTGCTTGATTGACTTCTTCTGCTGCCTCTTCTCCTATACCGCCAACACCACTCAGAGTTTGCTCGATGGTTTTTTCTATTTCCTCGCTTGAGGTTTGAATCTCACCACCGACGTTTTGCCAAGTTTCTGCTACAACACTTGCCATTTCAGTTGCAACGTCTTGCATATCTCCCATCATGGAAGAAATAGCATCCATCTCACCTTGAGAAAGCCCATCTTTCATAGCTGCTGCTATAAAGGCAGATAATTCTTGTAACTGTCCTTGTATAGCTCCCTGCATCATGAGTGATTCCATCAAACTGTCAAGGATTGCCTGCTTAAGACTCGCATCAAGGGATTGCTTGAATTGGTCGTACTTAAATTCGTTTATAAGGGCTTCTTGTCCTTCTTTTCCCATATCGGCAAAGGCTTTCGAGAACTCTTCACTGCTGCCGTAAATAACACCTTGTACCCGTTCCACGTAGGCTTGAAGTTCTCCCATCATGGAATCGTCAAACTCAAAGGTTATGAAACTCTTAATAGCTCCACTCAAGCCTGACGACAGTGTGCTTTTTACGCTCTCAAATGTGGAATAGAACCCTTGAGCCTCTGAGGATAGATTATTCACCTTCAAAATGAATTCATCAAGTGATATTTCTCCGTTCGCCAGAGCTGTTTTAAGGGTATCCATTTCATCCGTAAAGGCTTGACCGATCCCGATGTTCGTGCCGGCAAAGGCATTATTAATGTTTTCCATAACACTTTCAAATTCATTCATTGAACTAACAAGAACCGTTGCTTTATTTCCGAGTTCTTCTAACCCTTGTGAGAATTCTTCTTCGGATATCGTTCCCTTGTTAAGGGCTTCCGCAAGGGCTTCAAACTGTTCTCTCAAAACTTCCGCAGGTTGACCGACTTTTGCAATCGCATCTCTGATCACGGAATAAGCCTCTGCTACGTCTTGTGCTTTATAACCGAGCTTTTCCAGAGCTTGTATGTATTCTTGCTGAGTGAGTTTTCCATCAACGAAAGATTGATCCAATTCGTTGAGTTCTTTTTGTAGGAATACGGATGCTTGCCCCGTTTCCTTTATCGCGTCGGTAACTGCCGAATGTTTCCCTGCCAACAATTCAACCTCGTCTGCGAGTTTTTGAATTTCAGATACATACTCTTCCTGAGTGATAGTGCCTTCCTGGAAAGCATTGTTGAGTTCGTCCATACGGGCTTTATATTTTCCGCTTGCAATTCCCATCTTTCCGAGACCATCACTAATAACCCTGAATGAACTGCCAACTGTTTCTGCAAGTGTTTTGAGGTTTTCAAGTTCAACTGCAAGCTCCCCTAAATCCTCGCCTGCTTCGAGTTTGATGGTTGCTTTTTCTGCTATATCGTCAAGCATTTGGCCTAAACCTGTGTCCATTAATCCTTGTTGATCCAAAGCTGCATAGGTGGTAGTAATCCCAACCGAAACTGACGCTACCGTCTGAGCTTTTTTTGCAAGGGCTTCAAGTTCTATTCCTGCCTGCTTAATTGCGTCTTTTCTTCCTTTTTCTCCAAAGCCTAAAAAGCCACTTCCGAGATTGTCAAGCGCTTTTTTCTTTGCAATCTCCATCTCGTTTCCGTACTGCTTTAATTTTTCGGAAGCGGTAGAATAAAACTCTGATAAATTTGTAAGACCTTTTCCGCCTGCTTCTTCTGCAAGCCTTTCGTTCTCATCTGCCAATTGTTTTATTTTAGTAATTGCAGGCTCCACACTTCCAGAAATAACAGTTTTGACAACATCACCGAAACGCTTAAACCCTGCTGAGCTGCCAAGGAAATTGACGTTATCTCCCCAATCCAACTGGGACTCGAATTTACTAAAGTCCAGAGCTTCGCTGATCCCTTTCCCTTGTGTCCATTGCAAATCTTTCATCGCTTCTTCAGACGTGTTCATCCAATCAGTTACCGCTCCGCTAATATTAACTAAACCGCCTATGATTTCGATGATGCCGCCTATACCACCAATAATTCCTTCGACCTTTCCCGATTGAAAACCTGCAACCGCCGCTTGTGTCCCGTGAGCTATATCGGACACTCCTGAAGCTACCGTTGCGAGTGTATTTAAAACGTTCTTCCATTCTCCGTCAACAAGTTTTGCCGCTTCTGATAAAAGCGTGGCTATACCCGAAAAATAACCTGCGATCTTTTCACATTGTTCCTTAAAATGAGCCATATCTAAATTAACTTTTATCTCTTCTTCGTTGACTTTTTCTTTGAAATCATCGTAAAACTCTTTAAGCTTTGTTAAGCCTGCCTGATAGTTTTCTTCACCTATGCTTGGTCTGAGAGTTTCAAGGTTCTCCTGCATATCTTTTAGGAATCCTTCAATATCCCCAAACTGTTCCTTGAACTTCTCTAACAACTCTGCTTTCTCGAAAATTCCTGTTGATTCATCTGCCAGTTTTGCAAACCCCTCGATCTGCTTAACAAAATAATCGTCAAAGGTTTTTGATTGTGTATCTAAAAACTTTTGAAAGGCATTATCCTTTTGTTGATTCGCCCAAACCTCACCGTAACTCTCTGCAAGGTTTTCAATAAGTTCTATTTGTTTTTTATAGTTTTCTTCTGCGCTTAATAACGCCTGAGCCATTGCTCCTTCATCTCCACCCATAGCGTCTACATAGGCTTTGTTGAAGTTTTTTATAGCTTGTGCTTGTTCCTCAGCTGCATTTTCTGTGATTATTCTTTGCGCCTTGTAATATTCTTCAAGGTCAATCAGGCCCGCTTCGTACATATCCTGAACATAACTTAAATCGTCTTCCATTTTTCCCGCAATAGCTTCAAAGACGGTTGGTTCATCCTCGTATTTTGACATCATGCTTTGATAATCTTTTAAGCTTCGTTCCGTGGCTTCTTGAATCGCTTTATTGACCTGTTCTATTTTGATTTCGTACTGCTTTTCATCCATCAAGCCGTTTAAAAATTCTTTTTCATATTCCTTTGTGAGCTTTTTTAAGTTTTTAACGACCACGGGTGCAACATCTTTATATGCTTCTTTGATTTTATCAACTTGTTCCTTTGCGCCTTTTTCAGTAATCTTCAATAATTCTGTATAGGTTTTAGCGTATTCTGTTTCCAAAGTGCCAAGCATCTTATCAATTTCTTTCTGGTCTATTGCTAAAGACGGTACGATTTCTGCTTCTTCCGATAGGAGTATGAGTTTCTGCTTGACAAGGTCAAGATGTTCATTAATGTCCTCTGTATCTCCGATCTTTATGTCTATTGCCCCGATCTCTTTCTGGATGGTTTCAAGCCTTTCAAACGGTATCGCTAAATCCGCTGCCTCGTCCTGCAACTCTATGATCTTTTTCCGCCATTCTTCCAGTCCTTCCACTTGAGCCTGTGTCAAGCTGCCAAGGTGTTTTTCTGTTCCTTCTATTGCTTTTTTATAGGCTTCAATTTCTTTTTCAACCTTGTCAAGTGTTCTTTTCCCACCTTCTTCGAGGGTTTCGTTTAAGTCCTCTGATGCCTTCGTAAAGGTTTCCGTTGCTTTTTTTGCGTTTTCATTAGCCGTTGTAAGATCATCCAGTTTGGTGGTATATTCTCCAAGTATTGCGTTGATCCCTTCAAGTTCCTTTCTGTTTTCTTCTACATTTTCTCCGATCGAGATCGCTTTTAACAACTCGTCTTTTTTCGTTTTGTATATGCTAATCATGTCGTTGAGGTATTCTTCCACATTATTGGAATCCAACAACTTTTCTTCTGCAAGTTTTATCTCGTTTAAAAAGTCAAGAACCACCTTTTCTGCTTCTAATTGTTTCTTTGCTGCTTCTTCTTCACTTTTTCTTGCGGCTTCAAGCCTTTCTATTTCGTCCGTAAGGTTTTTATATTCTTGAACCAGGCGTTGTAACTCAGCCTCATTCTCGGCTGTCCAACTGTTTGGTTTTGAAGCCTTCATGCTCAGCAGATCGTCTATCGCCTTTTTATAAGCCGACATATCGCTTTTCAGTTTGTCAAGCTTATCCCCAAAAATTTCAAATTCCAAGGCGGTTTTCTTCATACTTAATGCAAGCCCATCAAACACACCTGCAAAACCCTCTGATACAACTTTCAAATCTTTAAAATCGTTCTCGAGGTTGTTGATTGCAAGACCTGTTTCGTCCATACCCTGCTTAACTCTGTCATACAGATCGGGGTCAAAAGCATCCGTGCCTTTAAGTTCTTCAAGTTCTTCCATCTTTGACTTGTAAGCATCTAATTGTTTTTCGAGTGCCTCGAGCGAAACAAGCATAGCGTTCGCTTGTTCTTCATAGGCATTTGTTGACCCGTCGAAACTCCCGATAGCATCCTTTAGCAGATTAATGCTGCCTGCCTGAGCCTCATATGCCTTGTTGAGGTCAATCATTGCCGCTTCGTGCTCTTTTAAGCGTTTTTCTCTGCGTTCTTCTTCGAGGATTAAAGCCTTAATTTCCTCTCTCAACTCAGCCATTTTTGCTCTTTCTTCGTCAGTAAGATCGCCCATATCATCCGACAAACTCACCATCTTTTTCAAGGCTTCCTGATACGCCTCACGCTTTGCCGTGAGTTCGTCAAGACTATTGCCTTCTAATTCTGCGTTCTCAATACGGTTTTTGATGTTTTCATCGAGATTGTCATATAGCTCATTAAAACCTTCCCGCGCTTGCTTTTGTTCTTCAAGGACACGAGCCAGTTCTTCTTCTTTTTTCTTCTGCTCTTCAAGGGCTTTGTTATGGTTTTCTATGGCTTTTTGGTTCTTTTCATAACTTGGTAGCAGCTTTTCGATTGATTCGTTATAATGTTCAACGGATATTTCACCGTTTACATACTGTTTGGCGAGTTGTTCGAGGGTCGTTTTTTGAGCTTGGATATGTTGTTCCATAACTTCCCATTCGTCGAGTTTGAACAAGTCTGCTTTAACAGCTATTTCAGCTAAAGTGAATTTATAGCCATCTAATGTATTGGTAAGGTTTTGCTGCTGTTCTTCAAGGAGTTTTGCCGCTGCCGCTGCCTCTTTTTGCTGTTGCGTAAGGTCTTTTAACCTGCTATCAACTTCTGTAAGTGTCGATGCCAGTTGTTGTCCCTGTTCTGAACTTGACCCAAATCTTTCTATCAACATTTGGAGTTCTATTTTATAGGCTTTAAGCTCGTCTGTGTTCATGTTCCCGACGTTCTTCATATTTTCAAAGGCTTTGTCCAAGTCTACCAAGGAAACCCCTAAGCTCTCATTTGACATACGCAATTCTTCTTGTATCTCAAAAGCTTCCTCACCCTCAGCAATATATACTTGCATTTCTTCGGCAAGGTTGATGTATTGTTGTCCCAATCCTGACGGGAAATATTCTTCTAAGGTCTTTCCTTGTGCTTCTGCTTTCGCTTTTGCCTCGTTAAGAAAGTCAATAAAGGTTTGCGCCTGAGAGCGGAATGTTTCAAACTGATCTATATCGGTAAAACCTTCCCTCGACATTTTCGCAAGTCCCGAAAAAACTTCCGTTACTTCATCGTTTGTCGATCTCAACTCGTTGACATAATCCGACATAGCGTTTGCATAATCCATTGCTTTAAATGTATCTCCAACAAACGGCAAAGAGTTCCAAAAAGTTTTATCAACTTCTATATCTCCAAACTCGTTCATCTGGTTATACAAAGCCGTTACCTCATCCGTGGCTTTTTTGGTCAATGCTTGTATAGCTGCGAGTCCAGCCGTTAAAATAGCTGTCCAGCCAATAGCACTTGCTATTTCCGGATGTACCGAATTGAAGTTTTTAAGCCCTGATGTTGCTTTCCCAATAGCTTGGCCAAGAACACCAAACTTTTGCGTTCCTGTGCCACTCATATCTCCGAGCAACTTTGATGCGTCCGCGGTTACGTTTCCGAGGCCTTTCACTTCCGTTATTATTTTGGTAAAACCAGTAAACTTCCCGATTGCAGAAAAAGCAATGCCAAGCTTCATGAGGCTTGCCACAAGTTTTCCTATGCCTCCGGCAGCCAACAAAACTGGGCCGCCTATTCCCACCAGTTTCGCAATAAATCCCTGAACTTCGGGAGAAAGACCCTGCAACCATTGGGAGAATCCTTTCAAAGCCTCTGTGATCTCGTGCATCATGGGGAGTAGGAATTCACCGAGTGAGGCACCAAGGTTCTGAAAATTGTTCTTGAGTATTTGTAACTGCGACCCCAAATCAGATTCTCTGTAAGCAGCCATCTCCAGAGCTGATGAAGATTCCTTCAAGGCTTGTGTCTGCTTTTCAAGATTGTCAACGTTTGCCATCAGGATTTTGGCTATTCCTTGTTGTTCCATTCCAAACAACTGTGTCATGGCTTTGGCTTTTTCAGTTTGTGAAGAAAAACCATCCATATAGTCTTTGACATCTGCCATGATGAGGGATAAATCTTTCAAACTGCCATTAGCTTCATAGACATCAATGCCAAAATCAGACGCGGTGGTCTGGAGTCGGACCAGCATGCTTCTTAATCCGGTTCCTGCTTCCTCAGCCTTTTTCCCGTTGGTCATGAGTATACCCAGCGAGGCGTTCAATTCCTCAAAGCCCATACCGGCATTCGCAGCATCTCCGGCCACGTTCTTTAACGCACCTCTCATTTCTGGAAGTGTAGTCTTAAATGCCTGTACTGATCCGGCAATTGTGTTCATGATGATGCCGGATCTTTCTTCCAACGAATAGCCAAGATTATCGAATTCATCCCGATAAACGTTCATGGCATCCGTGAAGATATTAACCGAGTCATCCATGGCAGAGTTCATATCCTGAAGGGGTTGAGCTGCTGCAATGGCGAGTGTCGCCACATCAGATGTGGAGGCCATGATTTCGTTGAAATTCATGCCTGCCGATGCCATGCTGTAATAAGAATTAATGATGCTGTCCGATGCCACTTTATGTTCATTCGAAAAATCAACGGCAAGGGTTTTCAACCTCTCCATTTGTACGGCGTTCATATCCAAGACCGAATGAAGATCGGCAAATCCTCTCTCCCATTCGGCAGCCCCTTTGATAAGCACACCGCTAACAGCGGTTAAAGCGCCACCGGCAACCAACATCTTGTTGGAGATTTTGTTGACGGATTCAGCGACCTTTTCCATATGGGCCTTTGTCTTTTCCGCTGTCTTGTTCGCTTTTTCAAACTCCTGTTGGAATTGAGATGAATCAGCTTTCAGTTCCGCCACCAGTTTGTAAATTGCACTTGTTGCCATCACCCTCACCCCCTTTTTTGTGCTTTCTGATTTTGATGTTCAACGCCTTCTGAATCTCTTCGGGCGTATCTAACTCGTCATCCTTTTTTCCATTTGTTTTCTTGTCCGGATTCATTCTTTCGTATCTTTTTCGCATATGCTTCAAATACATTTTCATCTGAGAATATGTCAGACACCCTATTTCCCAGAGGGTCCATTTGTATTCTTTTGAGAGGATTTCATAGATTTCTCCAAGTTCCGATTCTCCGTCTCCATGATCTTCTTCGCCATCACGCTCACCTGAAAGGCTATCTGTTGAAGAACGCCCAGCAGGTTCTTTGCTAAAAAAGATTGCAGATCATTCATCTTGAGCATCGCCTCAACAGCTTCATCAATATGTTTCTGTGGAGAACTTCTTATCATAATAAGATTTTCTTCTATTCTTAAAGCATATTCTTCTTCGTTTTCACTTTTTTTAGGATGTGTGATGCCAATAGTTAAAAGTCGCTGGTTGAGATCCATATTGTTCTTGGCCATCTTGAAATGTTCCATCCCGATCTCCTCAGCTCTGTTTGTAGCCTCTTCCATCACTTCAACGATCTTTAACATCTGCATGCCCGATATCTCTTTAATGACTATCTTTTTATATGTCGTGCATCCATCATCTTCATAGCCAAGGTTCAATATTTTTACTTGCGGGTTAATTGCCTTTTCATCACTCATATTTCCCTCCAATAAAAAAGGGGCTTTTCAGCCCCTTTAATTATTCTTCGTATTCGTCAATAACCATCAGCTGTTCACCTTCGGGTTTCGAGGTGTCAGCCAGCATTTCCATTTCTATTGGCAGTTCGTGGAAGTCTCCTTCTGACATATTATAATCCATGCCGTTTGTAACTTTTGCCTTCCAAATTGTGAAATCTCTCACCTTTCCGCCGGCGGTCTTTTTCCTTATCAGGAGCTGAACCGCAGGAGCCTCAACCGCACTCCCACCAATTTTAAGCCGCTTTCTTGCAACGGTTTCATAGGAGTAATTGACGTAATAAGGTGTATCCACCGCATAGCTCTCGGTAGAAATTGGGATAATTCCCCCGTTGGAAGCATCAATGTTATAATCTGTTCCTTCGGTTAAAGGTGTAGGAACGGGGGTGTATGTGGCTCTGATAACACCTTCGACATTGATTGCATCCGCTGTTGTCCCGTTGCCTTCAAAAAACTGAAGGTTTCCGTTTGTTGCTCCCGCTGTTGTAACTGCTTCAACGCTCAATGACCCATTCGCGGTAACAGCGCTTCCAACTGCAGCGACCGCATAAGAAATACCATCCACCACAACCGAATCAATATCGCCTACGGCCGTTATCGGGTAGGAAAGTGTGAAATCTCCTGAAGTATCACCAGATGTTCCGCTTCCAGAAAATTCTTCAATTTGTTGTGTGCTTGGTGCACTATTCACCACAACGGATGACACCTTTTGGTTATTCAAATACAGCGTTGTGTATTTGTCTGAAAATTCTATCTCTTCATCCACTGCACTCTCTGATCCACTTTCGATATTAACCACGTTCGCCCCGATCAACAGTGCAAGGTTTTCCATACTCATGTTGGGCGTAGTTCCCGTTATCGTTCCTGTTTCTCCGGCCTTTGCAGTTGCAAGTGTTCTTTTTGGAAAGCCGGCTTCAAGCTTAGCCTGCTCGACTTCGAGTTTAACCTGTGTGTCGCCTTTACTGGCACCGATATATCTCTTGCTTTTTCCGACAAAAACGTCGGCGTTTCCTATGTCATATTCCTGTTTGATGTTCTTTGTTGACATTACATATCACCTCTTTCAATGTATTTTGTTTTTAATTTCGCTGTTTTAGTGAAAAAACGCTCATTACCTTTTGTAGACATCATCAGTTCGACATCACCGGTCTCTTCCAGCCTAAATTGTTGGGCAAATATCGGATCATCCGGTGGTGAAAAACTTTTCTTTTGCAATGCGTTGACCACTACCCCCAGTTTTTCATCTATTCCTTGTCCGACCAGAGAAGAAAAAGTCAAATCCATTTCTGCCGTTCCGGCTGTTCCAAGGTCTGGAGATATGACCAGCTCAATATAGATCCTGTCATCCTGAATCGGTTCAAATTGTCCTGAAAGATTCACTTCTGTTTCCAGTTCCGTTTCAATAAACTCTTTAATGACCCTCTTTAAAGTTGTTGAGGCATCCATTATTGTCCACCTCCATCTAAATAGATGAGGGAATATTCTTTGGTCTTGGAGACTTTTAAAACAATAAACTTTTCCAAATTAATGATCAGCCGGTCTCCTTCCTGAATCTGGGTATCCAAAGCTGAAAAGAAGGTAATGTTTTCTCGCTTCACCAGATTACCCGTCTTTGATTCAACCCCCCAAGCATCTGAAGGCTTTTTCATCAATATCTTTTCAGTTTTTAAAAATCCATAATTCCCTTTCAGATATCCCATAGCATCCTCATTTGTCACCTTCCGGTACACTTCCGCCATTACGCCATATCTTTCAACCATGCTTTTGACAGACATCATTTACTCATCTCTTTTTCAATTTCTTTTTTTATGACCGCTTCAAACACACTCTGGGTGGCTTTTTCTTTCAAGGCATCTGTAAGGAATGGCCTGCCTTTGGTACCCTTTTTGCCAATGTTCCTGACGATGGCTCTGGTTATTAAAAACTGTGCTGGTTCTTCTTTAACACCAAGTTTTCTGCTCACCCATTCTCTTATAGGCTTATAAGGTGGGTAATGAGGACGCGTTCCTTCGTGAACGAAAACACCGTGCGGTTCGGTTACCATGATTTTGTAATGAGCGAATGCCACTTTAACTTGTTGAATTGATTTTGCAAGGTCACCCCGGTCTTGGATAATGTGTTTATATTTTCTTTTTTGCATGATGTTTCTCTTGGCCTGTGAACTGACACTTGTTGCAATTTTCCCGATGGCTCTATGCAAAAACTTTCCTTCCGACATTGCCTTTAATGCCGGTGTTAATTCATCCTTCATAGAACGCCTCCATTCACCGTGTACTTTCCGCTAATGGTGGAGAAATAGGTATTAATGAGCCGGTCAACTTCATTCACGCCATAAAAGGCTGTTTGTGGTTGAGAAATCTTATAGGAATAACCCTCAAAGGTTTCTGAAACCATTTCGCCTTCTTTTTTCGATTCAGGATAGAGTTCATAAAAACATATTTTGACACAAATTCTGTTCAGCAAATGTGCCCGTGGTTTTTCTGCAATCTCGACTTTGACAATTCCGCTCAATAAAAGGGAAGCAAAATCAAGTTCCTGTTGTATTTCGGTTGTTTCGTGATCGTCTTCGGGGTAATAGTATTGATAATCACTAATGCTTGCAAAACTCATTCAAATACCCCCTTCAAAAAGAAAGGAAGGCCTTAAGCCTCCCTTATACTTTCTTCAACCATTTCTCAAATTTCTTATAGTCATTAGGTTCAAAGAAAACCTTATCGCCTCTGTTAAACTTCCTACCCTTATAAGTGAGGGTTGCGAAACCGGTTATCTCAGCTTTAATTTCATCTGATGGCTTCATCTGCTTTGAAACCGGTTTGGATTCTTTGACCTCGTCCTTTTCCTTTTCAATCTGTTCCGCCATCTTTGGCTTCCAATGCTTCTTTTCCTCTTTCTTTTCGTTTTTCTCGCTCATCAAGCATCACTCCCTTAAGTTCCTGAGCTTTCTTCCCAAGTCATGAGAACAGCCGCGTCATAATTTGCAACCTGTACACCCGTGGAAGATGTGGTTGTGTATTCGTCTTGTCTCTTCCTGGCATTTCTCGCATACTCCGTCTTGATATTTTCAGTAAAAATACCAAATGCCAAGTTGGAAGGAGATGTCAGCAAAGCCGTATTGGATGGCATCGAGGATACCCCTTTGAGTTGTCTTCCCATAAACGTAATGGGATTCTTGTTGTTTAGCAAAGCATTGTCTCCCATCGTGGAAACCCTTCCGGTGAGTTCATACACATAATCCTCAATGACTTCAAAAGGCACGAAATAAATCAAGTCTCCGCCTTTCTTCCATTTTTCCGGCATTGCCTTCAAAGCCGTCTTAAGTAGTCCCTTATAACCATTATCTGGATTGAATGTTTCTTCAACCATGTGTTTACCGGGATTTTCTTTAATCAGCTTGAGCCAGCCGTTATAAACATTGATAAATTCCAATTCCTCATCCGTTATGTTGAGATAATCGGCTGCTGAGGCGTTTGTGTTTTGTACATCTTCATTCCCGTTGATTGCCAAATCCTGCAAATCGTTGGAATACTGCTGGGCAATCAGTCTCATGATATGATCAGCGGCCTTATTCCCTTCGACGTTTTCAACCTTGAACTGATCTGTGATGTCTGTTGCGAGGACGGTTTCGATCAGATCAATTTCGTTGTGACCCGTGGTAATGGATGAATAATTCGTTGGTGCTGTACCCTCAACGCCCTTTCTGAGCATCCTTCTTGCCACACCGATATCATAAGCAATACCATGAAGCTGTTTCATTCTTTTGAACTGGATCATGTCAAAGATTTCAGTTTCTTTGAGCATGTAGTCAATAAACACCTTCGCTTGTTCTGAACTCAGTTTCCCCGATGTTACAATATCAGTCGTTGAAATTGCATCCTTAACGATTTCTATGTTGTTTTTAGGCATCATCATCACCCCTTAAACGTGAACTACGTTCGAGAAGACTGACTTCTCTTCGTCTGTGTTTTCGTTGGAAGGTGTGTTATCACCCTTACTGATAATCGCATTGGTCATCGTTCCAAAAGCAACCGTTAAGTCCTTAATGCTTTTCTCAAGTTCGGAAACTTTCTTGTCGTTTTCCACCACTTTTTCCTGCGTCTGTGTCTGAGTTGTCTGTGTTTCCGCCTGCTTTTGAACATATGCCTTTTCGATCTTGTCAAGGCTTTCATCCATCTTCTTGGCCATGCCGTCAATCTTTACGGATAAAGACTTTTCAATGGCCTTCGTCTTTTCATCAATCATCGTTGAAACGATTTCTTTTACCTTCTTTTCGTCCATGTCATCTTCACTCTCCTTATTATTGTTTTTTTCCATACCCAGTGCCTTCTTTAAAAAACTAAAGAATTTGTTGAACTCCTTGTCTTCCATTTCAAAATGTGCGTTTCCAGCCATGCTCAGTCCAGTTATCTCACCTTTTTTAATCTCTTCCCAAGTGTTTTCATCAATGACTTTGATGCCGACTGCCCAAGCTCCTGCATCATCGGGAAACAGATTGTCTTTTTCCTTCACAATCCAAGACTCTGCCACATATCCGTACTCAGGATGATAATCATGTTGTTTATCCACCGAATAACCGGCACGCCCATCGACCATGAATCTGTGGGCTGCTTTTTCAATTTCCTCTGCATTTGCATAGTCTCCATCCGTATCCACTTCATCTGGAGAATAAACAATTCCATAAACCATCCGTTTTTCCTCATCTGTCTTGACTATCCTGATCTCTTTGATTTTTTCTTTCATGGAATCATCCTCTTTTCCATTTTTATCCGTTTTCCAAATAATTGTTTTTCTGTTTGCTCCCTTGGATACAAGGGAGATAAAGGAAACAGAAATATCCTTAAGCTTTCTTGTGTTCATTTGACACCTCCTTGCTTTTTGGCATAAAAAAAAGACACCCGAAGGTGTCTTCTATAATAACCGGCCTATTCCACTTAAAGAATACTCCGGGGAAAATAGTCAAATCATTTTTTTTCTGTAGAATAAACCTTCTTCTCCTCATCCCAGAAGACTTTGAGTTTCCCGTCTCTGATTTCAGGGAGATGGTACCACCATTTTTCCTTTGGTTGTTTTTTGTCGAGATGAGAATATCTAAACATCTCGCAGGCTGTATCGAGATCATTCAATAGAATTTCGTCTATTTCCTTTAACATCATTTTATCAGCATCGGAGCAGGATGAGAAATTGTTATAAACATCATCTCTGTAATAAGTTACCGTTACAGCATCTTCAGGAGGGAAAATCCTACCATCCGGTTCTGTCCAGTTATCCCAATTGTTTTTATCCATATCGCAGACCACATTAATTTTGTACACTTCAATCATTTCCCGTATAGTCATCTTCTCTGAACCCTTCCTTCTCTTCAGGATTTTCAGGACTTTCGCTTTTTTTAAGAGGTAGTAAAACTCCTTATCCTTTACCAAATCATCATAAAATCTGCTGCTTGGAAACACAGTAGCTATTTGTTGGCCTTTAACATTGACAACTGCCGTAAACAGCTTATTATTATGACGTAAAACAGATATCAATTGAGGAAAACCCCTATCTGCTGATATTATACCCCATACTTCGCCTTTAAACAGTATATCTTCTGCAAATTGTTGATAATCATCCACATCGCTCAGTTCAATTCCAGCTGATTTAAAAGCTTTTTTATGTTTCTTAAAATGATCCAACAATGCCTCATTCTTCCAAGAACTTTTTTTTATGAAGCTCTTGAATTCTCTATCATACACTTTCTCTTTCCGTGCGATTTTAACCATCATTCGGGCTGCTTCAATAGACCCAACATTCCAGTTTACTTTACCTGAATCCGTTGCAAGTAACATATTGTCAGCAAACTCTTTCGCATAAGACTCATCATCCAACATCCGCTGAGATTCTTCCTCAATTGTATAGTCCCTGTCGAGGACATTACACCGGCAATTATAATGGAAGGGAGGCAATGAAAATGACAATGGGAGATCTCCCGTGGCCTTTGACGTTTCAGAAACGTTCTTCACCCACGGCAATTGGCTCTTGACATCTTCAGGTGTTTCAAGTGAATTGAATTGATCCACAAACCTCTTGGCTGTAGCTGTTTCGAAAACTCTTCCGTGCATGGAACGACAGATATCACACGTTCTGCCGTCTTCAGTAGCAATAATCTCATAGGCTTCGATTTGAGTTTCGATAAAGCCATTCACCGTAGCATTCATTCGAGCTCTTGAGATAGTGTTTCTGGAAAGCCCCTCGAAATATTCCTTTGGTGTCATGTTGCCCGGAACCTTTGGCCACTCACCATCTTCAAGGACTTCCCCATAAAAATAGCTTTGCAGAACCTCTCCCAATTCCTTTGTGGATAATTCCTTTTCAAGTCCTTGTCTGAGTAGCTCCGACATCTTTTCTCCTGGGTACCGATCATAGTAGTTTTTCATCCACCAGTTCGTGTGGGTTCTCAGATATTCTATGGCTTCGTAGTCAATCTCTCTGAGAGAGGAAGAAAGAAACTTTTCTGCTTTTTCTATTCCTTTTTTAAAGCGTCTTAAAAACGCTTTTTTTGTCGCCTTAAAGGTTTCTCTGATTATTTTGATAACACTTTCTTCTGCTTCTAAGGCAAATTCATTGCTTAACTTGTTCTTGAATAATTCAGCGATTGCTTTTGGGTCTCTCAAATCATCCTTGACCATTTCGCTTCTGGCCTCAACCACGTTCCGTTTCCAACAATCCCAGATAGTCGCATACAACTCAACACTCAGATGTTCATAGATGGGACTGTACCCTTTTTCAACTTCGATCAGATACTTAATTTCATCCGTGAGAACCGTGCTCATTTTGCCTCAACCCCCGGAGGATATCGGTTAGTGTATCCTTTAAATCATCTGCCTTATCCTTTTTTTCCAAACCCGTATTGAATCCCAACATGGCTATTGGAAGGTTTGCCCATTCTTCTTCGTATCTCTCTGTTTTGATTTCAGGAACCATTATATTTAAAACACTTTGTATTTGATTGACAGTCATCTGGCTCACAAAAGGTTGTAAAGACCCACTGATCTCTGTACGATCTTTTACATCATTGTCTTCAAATTCAAACCACCAACACTTAATATTCATTTCTTCAAGAATATAATCAATAACTTCTTCAATTTCCCTTCTTAAAGGTCTGAAAACACTTTTCTCAGTAACTCTTTCAGACTCTAAGGCAGTTGCCCGTGTATAATCGTCCGTTTCGCCCGTATATATGGGCGGCAGCTGGAAAGATGATCTGATTTTTTTCCGGTTTTGCTCATCGTATTCAACAAAGAGTGCATCTTGTTGCATCAGATGAGCTAACGGCTCAAACCTCACCTTAACCTGCTTCTTTTTTTCGTCGCTAATAACGGCTTCGTCTTCCTCAGGAGCTGCCTCAAGTAATAAAATCTTGTGAGAATTGTCTACCCCCTTGGATTCATTGAGATATTCTTTGAGATTATTCATGCCTTCCTCTGAAAGCACACCACCTTCAACAATCACTGCCATGGGGATATGTCTTCCGTTTTCAAAATAATAGTAATTGATCAGTTCTGATTTCCTGCTGCCCAAAACAGATAAGAGGTTTCCCATGTATCTTGGAATGCCATAGGGTGTTCCGGGAGCGTCTATCTTGAAAGCGATTATCTCAGTGGCCTTTTTATCGTATGGGTATTTCCCGTATTCGCCTGTCTCATAATGCAGGTCTCTTGGGTCTCCAAAATCCTTGAAATAGACCTTTTGATTCAGACTGTTTATTTGGGCAAACTTAAAAAACCTCCGCTTTTGCGTGATGTGCTTAGGGCCGTAAGGCGTTCTGACTACGCGTGTATGAATAACAGCCGTTGGTTTTAAAAATCTCATGGTTACAGGAGGAATATGCGAAAACCCAACGATTTCATCAAGTGGGTTTCTAATGACCTCCAGATAACCGGTCCCTGTTCTTTCTCTGTCTTCTAAGGCCTTTTGAAGGTTTTTGATGAGATTGTTTTCTGCTGAGTAGTCAAACAGCAGCTCTATGCTCTTCTTTTCTTCCAAGGCTTCTGGGTTTTCTTTTTCCTTCTCGGCCAAACCATCGGCCAATCTTAAACGCCAAGTCGTGATCACGTTATTCTTATACGCTCTGATACACTGGGGAAGGATGTTTGATTCTTCCACGAATGTCTCAAGTATCAGCGCATCGTATTTGGGTGTATAGACTTTATCCACCCCAAAATAACTGATAAACGGATCATCGATTTTTTTAGACTCGATGGGTGTTTCCCGTTTAACGATATTTACCTTTATTTCCTTATTTTTATTCATAATTTATGCCCCTTTGGTCTCTTTTTCTTTCCGGGTAATTTGAAGAGGATATCACCGATATAGGAAACGGTATCGACTACATCATCATTTGCCCCGTTCGGAAATGAAGTTAATTGTTCTTCCAAGACATCCTTGTTGGGAATACTTCTGACAATATAGACCTTTCTATTTTCAAAATGAGGTGTTATTCTCATGGCGCGGGTAACTTTATCCCCCGATGGTTTCAGTTCTAAAACGGGTATGGCGGTATTCGCCGTCAGCCATTGTGGTAAAGCTGCCTGATACTGCACGGATTCTATTCCAATTCGTAATGGTTTCCATTTGTTGTGATAATGGGTAACGATCTTTACCTGCTCGGGGAACAAGATATGATCCACGTAAAGATCCAACAGATAAACATTTTTTTGTTGGTCTATTCCGAATGTCAGCAGGGCAAAATAATCAGCCGTATCCCTTTTTGATATCGCGAGGTCTATGGTTTGAAATAGCCGGAGGCCTTTTGGAACCTCTGATGAGTCAAGGTATTGAAACCAATCCCGTTTGAAGATGTTTCCCCCGATGATGGATGGCCGTTGCTGGTAAAGGGCATTAAATTCAAAACTACCGATATCTCTTTTTATTTCCTCGAGGTCTTCGAGGGAATACCGTTCAGGCCATAAGGCTTCACCAAGTTCTCTGCCAATGGGATCATCTTCTTCCGCAATCGCCGGCAATTTGATTTGAGTCCATTCGTCCCCCTGCTCTTGAATCAATCTTCCAACCAGATCATCTTCATGCCATCTCGTCATAACAAGAATAATGGCACCGGTTGGAGATAAACGCGTCCTCAAAGTGGAACCGTACCAGTCCCAGACTCTGTCTCGGTATGTTTTCGAGTTCGCCTCAGCCCTGTTTTTTATCGGATCGTCAATGATGGCAATGTCTGCACCTCTTCCGGTAATGGGTCCGCCCACACCAGCAGCTACAAGCCCACCTCGATGGCCTTCAATTCCCCAGCGCTGAACCGATTGCGAATCACTTGCCAATTTTGTGCCAAATATGTCCGACCATTCATCGATGGTGTGTTTTGCGATTCTTGAAAAGTCATACGAAAGGTCAGCTGCATAGGATGAGATAATCATTTCTTTGTCCGGGTGAAAACCTAAATACCATGCAGGAAATTTTTTAGTTACTGTCTCAGACTTTGAATGCCTTGGCGGCAGCATTATCATCAATTTCTTAATTTTTCCGTTGACGACATCTTGCAGAGCATCGGTTATGATTTTGTGATGACGCCCTGTTTTCCAATAAAAATGGCCATCCAGTTCAAGGAAGTCAAGGAAACTACGCCGTATCAGGTTTCTTCTCGGTGATTCTTCGGTTATCCGCTTTTGCAATTTCTCTCACCACCTCAAGTGGCAGTTGATCCAGATCTATTTCGTGGTAGTTGTTATTCGTGTTTTTCATTTCGCCTTTGGTGATTTCCGTGGGCTCGCCTTCTTCCAACCTCGCCTTGTCTATCGCGATCCCCAAACTTTTGGATAAGTCAAAAACATCTTTTGCCGTGTTCTCAACGCCTTGGAGTTTTCTCTTAATAACTTCAAATAAATCAGACAGTATGTCGAGTCTGGATTCTTTTGCGTAGCTCTTTCTTGCTTCGGTTGCTTTTTTTGTTTTGGAACGTTCCATTTTTATGTTGTTTTTTTTTAGAATTCTTGATATTGAGGCTTTACCTCGGTTGAATTCTCTCGAAACTTTGCTTATGGAAGAGCCTTTTTCGATGGCCTCAACAATAGCCATCTCTTCGTTTTTCGTGATTCTTTTAGCCATCAAGGCCACCTCCTTTTTTCCAATAAAAAAACCCGCCAAAAAAAGGCGGGTCATTATGGAGTTGATTCAGAGATTACAAATATCTTTAAAACTATAATCTTACCCTATTTTACCTTATTGTGCGTACTTTGTCAATAGCAACATTTTCTTTGCTTCTTCAAAGCTGGTGAACTACCCACCACTTCAAAACCGTTTCTCAGGTTTAAGTGGCGGGTAGTTCACATCAATATGATACCATAATTTTCCACAATGATCTTCTTTTAATTTTTCTAATTGCCGCTTCAGACAAGTTCATTTTAGCTCCTATCTCTCTATTGCTCAAGGTGCTATATCCCTTTGCTTTTTCTCTTTTTTCATAATCATGATTGATAAAACTATAAAAAAGGACCTGAGCTTCTCTGGAAGTGATCTCAGACAACCATTTTTCAACCACTTTACAGACAACTCCCCCCGCGTATTGAACGATGATCCCCGCTATCTGCTTATCATCGAATTGGATCACATCCTTCATCTTCAACAGTTCCTTTTTTAATTCAATATCTCCGGGAAGGGCGTTTTGGTACAAAGGGGGTTGAGCCTCGCTCCAATCGATTTTATTTTCTTCTTGATTCCAAAACAGATGAACCCTCTTGTTGAGCTTCTTGACTAACGCTGTTTTATACTTTTGTAGAATCTCAACAACATCCGAGGATGAAAACGCTTCCCTATTTTTTACGTTATAATCTTTGTGTGTGTTATTATTTTTATCTATATTCCCCGACTTGTTCGGGGCTTTTTCTTGTATTTCCACGGAGATCCCCCCCAGTCCTTTTCGAGCAGGTCAAGCACGTACACCGCCCACGTCTCAAGATTTCTTTTTTTTAACTCAGAAACTGTCAAAAACTCCCAGCAAGGGATCTCATTCGAGGGTCTTAACTCTCCGTTGTATTCGGTAATGATCTGAGCAAAGCCAAGATGCACCTTGTCGACTTCTGTGTCATTAAGCTGAATATATATTTCTCCAAACGTTTTATGAGGAGTGATTCCAAGTTCCTCAATACATTCCCTGTCTCTTCCGTTGAGGATTCCCTCGTATCCATATCCATCTGACGGGTGTATATGTCCTCCAATGCCAATTGTCCATTGTCCTTCAAGGCGCTCTTCATTCCCTTTTTTTCTCTGATAAGCAAGAATTCTTCCATCTTCTCTCAAAAGAACACAATAGGGGGTAATGTGCCGGTAAGCCATATCCTTTTCAGCGTCTCTTCTGATTTCCCAAATCCCGAACCGTTCAACAAACTTTTCAAAGTCGTCAAAGGCCATGTCCGCAGGCACACACAAAACCATCTCATCCATCTTTCCCATCATTTCGCCTCCATTCTCTTTTTGAAAAAATCTCTCAAAATTTGATTGTGATAAACATTAACGATACTCAAATCCCGCCGTGTTCGTTCGTGATATGAAATGTCCATGGGATTTAATCCGGTTCTTTCTGCAAGTTCTTTCTGAGAAATTTTCAGTTTCATTCTTTTCGCTTTAACCTCTTTCCCTGTCATTTCCGTCATCCCCTTTAAGAATTATATGCCTCACAGGCTTGATGGTTCTGGTCGATTTTCTCGTTTAAATACACTTCGTATACAAATACTCATGAAACAATTTCGGATGCGTTTAA